TGAAACCTACAGCTTAGAAGGCTGTTGCTCTATCCAATTGAGCTAAGAGCGCGTAAACTCTATTTAAACAAATTGTTTTTCAAAGTTTGCAACTAACTTAGCTTGCAATCGTCGGGCTTCCTTTTCCCAAGGTTGTTCCCAGTATTCTGTTCGCGAATGGTCCTTTGTTTTCCAACGAGTTAATGCTGGGTCCAATTCCTCTTTCGCAAATTGTTTTACATGAATCATTTCATGTGCCAGTGTGGATACCCAATTTCCATATAATGCGATATCCAAAATAAAAGTTCTCCGGTCCAGAGCTTCGCAAAGACCTTCACTACATTGGGAGTTGTCAACATATAAATTGTGGTGAAAGCGTACTTCAATTGCTGTCCGCAACCTTCTTATGCCTAGTTGTTTGGCAAAATTATTTATTGCCATCAACGCATAGTTTTGCAGACCCATATCAACCTTACCACCTCGTGGACCAGAGAACGAAACTACCATATTAATAAACTCCCGATATTAATATCATTATAAAAAATATAAAGAACAATATTACAGTCCATACATTGTTCCAAATAAACTCGGCAAGGCCGAGTAAAATTTTAATTAACCCTAGGAATAGTGCTAAAACAAACACAAATCCTAGGAATAATCCAATTAATTCCAATCGGAGTCTCCATAACTACCAAAACTAAAATTGGAACCAAGTTCACTCACATCGAAATCATCAACTGAGTCAGAATACAAAGAAAAATCTTCTGGTCTTTGTTTTGCCAGTTTCTTTGTGGCCTTGTTATTTTTTAGTTCTTCCATAGCCTTAAGAACATCTTTATCTATTGCCATTACGCAACCTCCTTTTGTGATAATTGATAAACGAAAGCTTCTTTCAATGTGACCGCATCGATAGGACTGTGTCCGCCAATGTGCCATTCATAATCAAGGTCAGCAGTGGCTCGTTTGCCACCATCGTAATCTTTCCAATTATAAATGGTGACGTTGATACCATCTTCGTCGTCATTTTCAAAAATCTTTAAACACCACTCAATGTCGACCTTGTTGTCGGCTGATGTTTCATCGTAGGTTGGTTTACCAAAGGCAAGAACCAAATCGTCGTAAGACGCATTAATGTATCCCTGGAGGGACGTACCAGAAGAACCTGGATTTTGTTCAATTGTGAATGTTGACATTTTCACTCCCATAATTTAATTTACTCTACCATTATACCAAATTTCTAGTAAAAGTCAACACTTTTCGCAAACTTTTATATAATATTTTGATATAACGATATAACCAAAAGTTAGGTTAATCCTTAAAGTAGATTGACCTAGTTAAACTTCCAAACATCCAACAGAAGTAAATTACAAAGGGTGTTGCAATTGCAAGCCTAATGTTATCTTCTGTCATATTAATCATTTCCAAAAGGGAAATAATTGCAAACATGGTTCCGACTACAATAGCAACTGCCGCGATACCAAAACCAAGATCTTTTGCGATTTCTTTAATATTAAAATTCATAATAATTACACTCCACTGGTCATATGTACATAACCATCTTCGCAGTCGACCAGTTTATCACCGCAAATACAGTATTCCTCTTCTTCTCTAGTTGGAGCACCTACCATGGCCCTGATATCGGCCTCGGTATATCTTTGTTCTCCATCTCTTACTGAACATTCAGCAAGCAATTTAAAAGTCTTAGGGTCCATCATAATAACAACTCCTATTGTGGACCGTCAGGTAAGGCGTCAAACCTATCCTCAACGATTCTAATTAATATTTCATCTCTATCATCATCTGGATGTAAACCAGTATCCAACACGATGTCTCTTATTTCAGGCTCTAAAAGACCTTGTTCGTCCTCTGAAATAACGTCCATGTGGATATTATCCAGAATCATATCATTATGTAAACAACTCATTTTTTCCTCCTTTTCCAATTGTTTATATTACTATTATAATACTTTAACAAGCAAAAGTCAACACTTTTTGCAAATCTTTTTCTTATTAATAGATAAATCATAGTTAAATACTAACAGGAAACTGGCCCATTGTCAACACGTTTCCGAAAAAATTATTTTTTATATAGGGGTTGACTTTTGACAAGTAATATGATAGAATGGCAATTCAAATGGAGAGTACATAAGTGACACAACAGACAGAACAATTTAGAATATTGACAGCTCGTCAGCATGTCCGAGAGCGTATCGGTATGTATATGGGTTCTAGTTCTCGTGAACAAATAGAAAGATTTGTTTGTGGTGAATGGAAGAAAGCTGTATATGTCCCTGCCTTATCTAAAATGGTTGATGAAATATTAGATAATGCAATTGACGAGGCGATTAGAACTAATTTTAAATACTCAAATAAGATTAATGTATCCATTGACGGAGATAAAATTACCGTCACTGATAATGGTCGCGGAATTCCACAAGATAAAATTTATGACGAAACCTCTAAAGAAGAGATTTTGAGACCTGTGGCCGCATGGACTAAGGTTAATGCTGGTACTTCCTTCGACGACGAGAGAGTCACAATCGGTACCAACGGTGTCGGTTCGGCCGCGACAAACTTCCTTTCATCAAAGTTTATTGGTCGTACATGGGCTGACAGCAAATACCTGGAGGTACATTGTAAAGATGGTGCTGATGAGTTAAAAATTAAAACAGGGGCCAAAGCTGGTTCAGGTACTGAAGTTTCTTTTATACCAGACTTTGACTTATTTGAAGTCGACACACTACAAGAATTAGACACAGTATCATTAATTGAAGATAGACTGATGTCATTACAAATGGCGTTCCCTGAAATTAATTTCTATTTTAATAAGAGAAGAATTAAGGTCACAGATTTAAAGAAATACGCTGCATTATTTGATGAAACTACAATTATAGAAAAATCAGATAATCTGGCAATGTTCTTTGCTCCATCTGAAGATGGATTCCGCTCTAATAGTTTTATAAATGGCGTGAATACCAGACAGGGTGGTAATTATGTAGATTATATTGTGAATAGTATTGTTGATGAACTTGTCACAATGATTAAGCGTAAACATAAAATCGAGGTGATGAAAACTACTATTAAAGGTGGTTTGACCTTTGTAATGTTTGCTCGTAATTTTATTAATCCAAAATTTGACAGTCAAACAAAAGAACGCTTAACAAATCCACAAAGTAATATTAAGGAACACGTTGAACAGGCTGACATTAAAGATTTCCAAGCCATCGCAAGGAAGATTTTAAATACACCTGTTATTATTGACCCAATTATCGAAGCACAACTTGCCAAGAAAATGGCAGCTGATAAAAGAGCTGCGACATTGGCTCAGAAAAAATTAAGAAAGGTTAAGGTTGCAAAACACATTGCGGCAAATAAAGATGATGCGACACTTAAAATTGTGGAAGGAGACTCGGCAATGGGTTTCCTATTAAAGGTTCGCGACCCAGATAAAGTAGGTGCGTTTCCATTGCGAGGCGTAATTATGAATACGTGGGATATGAAACCCGCTGATGTATTAAAGAATAAAGAATTGAGTGAATTGGTTGCTGTATTAGGTTTGGATATTAATAATCCAAACAGTGTTGATGATATGTCATATAAGTATATCGCAACACTAACTGATGCTGACCATGATGGTATTGGACATATCAGTCCATTATTAATTGCATTCTTTTATAAATTCTGGCCACGACTCTTAACTGAACAAAGAGTAATGATTACCAGAACTCCAATTATGATTTCAACGAAAGGTGAAGATATAAAATGGTTCTATACTTATGAGGAAGCTTCTTCATTTAAATCAAAAGAAAAGAATTGGAAACATAGATACATAAAAGGTCTTGGGTCATTGACAGAGGACGAATATAGTATTATAATTAATAAACCAACCTACGATGTCGTCACAATGGACGACGCTGATGTACTTCAAATGATGTTTGGTAAGGATTCATCATTGCGTAAGGAGTTTATGTTTGGATAATTTGTGCTTTGAATGTGGTCATTGTTGTAATGGTACATTATTTGATAAAGTAATAATTGATGGTGGCGATGATTTAATTTTGCCATGTATAAATCTTACTAGTGATAATAAATGTTCCATATATGAAAACAGACCAGAAAGATGTCAAAGATTTTTTTGTCCTATGTTAATAAATTATGAGAAAGGAATGATAACAAAAGATAATGCATTGAGATTAATTGATGATTTAAGTGCTGGTAAAGTTTCGAAGGAAAACTTTTTCCGAGGTATAAATTTAGAGGAATATTATGAGTGATTTAACTGCTTTTACAAGTGAAAATACTTTAGGTACCGAATATCCTATTTCAAGTGTAGCACGTAATGAATGGAAATCATTTGCAATGTACACCGTTGAATCTCGTGCGATTCCAAATATGGTTGATGGATTAAAACCTGTTCAAAGGTTCTATTTGTATTCATCAATACTCAATAGTAAAAAAGATTTTAAAAAGGTATCAGCTGTGTCTGGTATCATTTCCGATTATGGTTATAATCACGGCGAGGCTTCGGCAGCGGGTGCTGGTCAATTAATGGCGGCAACATGGAATAACAACATATGTTTAATTGAAGGCCGAGGTTCATTTGGTACTCGACTGGTACAAGAGGCTGGTGCGGCAAGGTATGTTTATACTCGCCTTTCAGATAACTTCAACACGTACATTAAGGATTTGGATTTATCTCCAGTTCATGATGACCCAGAACACGAACCACCTGCATTTTACTTACCAGTCATTCCTTTAGTTTTAATTAATGGAACAAAAGGTATTGCAACTGGTTTCGCTACAAATATTCTACCTCATTGCCCTGAAAGTGTTAGTGCTGCGTGTTTGGAATATTTGGAAACAGGTGATATTGCAAATCCTATTGATATTAAATTCCCAGAGTTCAGTGGAACTGTGGAACAAAACAAAGAAGACCCAACAAAATATATTGCGTATGGTACTTTCACTCAGCGAACAAAAACGCTACTCTCCATTACGGAAGTGCCATACGGATTTGACAGGGAATCATATGTGAAGGTCCTTGATGGTTTGGAAGATGATGGCGACATTGTTTCCTATGAGGACCTATGTGATAAAACTGGTTTCAGGTTTGAAGTAAAACTGAAACAAAACACTTCGGCAAAATGGTCTCGATCTAAAATTATTAGTAAATTTAAATTGAGTAAACCTTTTGCCCAAAATTTAACCGTGATTGACTACGATGGTAAGCTACGTGAATATGATGACGCACGACAACTGATTAAGGATTTTTGCGATTATCGTTTAGGTATTTTACAGAAAAGAATCAATGCACGTAAAACAGAGTTCACGGAAGAGGTTCGTTGGTTAACCGTGAAAATGGAATTTATCCAAGCTGTGGTTGATGGCCGAGTTGTATTTAAGGATAATACCAAAACACAAGTTCAGAAACAAATAATGAACGAGACATCGGCCGAAGGAGGTGACTGTGCCAGATTGCTCTCATTAGGTATCATGACTTTAACAAAAGACGAAATTGTTAAATTAAAGAAACAGATTGCTGAAACGAAACGAACCTTGAACTTTTGGAAAAAGACAAAACCCCAAGACCAATTCACAACTGACTTAGAGGAAATTTAAATGTTTAAACATGTAAAGGGTTTAATAATGAATACGTTCGATAACGGATTTCGTATTGTAAAAGAATCGGACGAAGATAATAAACACTGGATATTAGATGAAACCGATATTCAGATTGGAGATATCTATGAGGTAGGACCTAATGGATATTTTGAGTTAGTGCAAAGACGTAATGAGATATTTAAATAAAAACTTAAGTGTAGAAGGATTACCACTCAATGACATCAATACTCTCTATCATGAGTTCTTTCATAGAAAGGATTATGAATGGTATCGTGATGTTCAGCCTCTTGATGTTGTCGTCGATATTGGTTCTTGTGTGGGTTTCTTTACATGCCATGCTCTTGATTGTGGGGCTCATAGGATATACGCTATCGAGCCTTCACGAGCTCATCTTCAAACGCTCTTAAAAAATACATCAGCATACTTTATAGACAATGGGGAATTACCTGTTGTGCCGATACACGCCGCTATAGGAAGCGACAGAGAACATTATCAGAATGTTTTCAATAATAATACAGACACTTCATTTAGAGTAATGAATTTTGCTGAGTGTATGACAGAGTATGACATTTCTTGGATTGATTATCTTAAAATAGATTGCGAAGGTGGAGAGTATGACATTTTCAAGGAATCAAATATGTCATACTTGAAAAATGCTGTTGGTCATATCGCGGTAGAATTCCATGTCACAAATCCTTGGCAAGTTAAACAATGGATTCGCGTAAGAGATACATTGCTTCAACGATTCGATACAGACCAAATTAGATTTTTAGAACACGAAGATCGAGAGAATGCCTATAATGATTTCTTTTTATATAATGGAAATAAAACGGATTGGTGTTCTTTTATGCTCTATATTAGTAATTAGTAATATAAATCATAAATTCTCTTGGTACAAGTTGATTCCAATTTTGAGCCATTACTTTATCTCTTAAAGTTTCATCTTGGAATCTTAACCTATTTGTATCTAAAAATGGTTTAATAATCTTTGACCTAAAATTCCAAAACTTATCAGCAGCGCCATATTGAGCATCAACGTGAACATTAATTGCTGCGTGTCGTACATGAGATGAAATATAATCTAAGTGTTCAGGTAGGAAGTTTAATTCAGCACCCTCAGCATCAATCTTTAAAAAATCAATATGGTTTAAATCATATTTACCTACGAATTCTCTAAACGATGAAAGCTTACAGTCCTCATCTTCTTCTACAATTGTACTTGATTTATAAACATTACTTAAATCAATATCTGTTTTACCTATTGCGGCATTAATTGGTATGACCTTAGGAGTTTCAGTATCCATCATATATTCGCTGACATTTTTAATCGCTGTTTTTAAAAGTCTTTTATTAGGTTCAATCATATAAACTTTTTTCGCGCCAGCATCTAAAGCTTTTGCTGAGAACATTCCTGTTCCAGCTCCAATATCAACTACGACATCGTCTGGTAATACTTCATACCACCAGTCATATTTTTTATCGACGAAAAATGTGTGATGTAGTCGTGCGACTTCGTGGAGGGCAAGTCCGCCCATATCCATGTCATAGGAAAATGATTTGATTCTCATGATGTACCTCAGCGTTATAAATAATGTAAACCAATAAATTTATTTATCAGGATTTGGTATGCCCGAAATTATTAACAATTATTTATCACCGGCTTCGTTTACTGTTTCAATAGACAGAATGCCGAATGTTGAGTTTTTTACTCAATCGGTTTCAATTCCCGGCGTATCATCATCTCCTGTCGAGATGAATACTCCATTGAGAACATTTTACGCTCAACAAGATAAATTGACATATGATGATTTAACTCTTCAGTTTATTGTTGACGAAGAAATGAATAATTACACAGAAGTACTACGATGGCTAGAAGGGTTAGGATTTCCGGAAAATACTGACCAACACAAAAATTATACTGCTGATAATACATTGGAATCTGACATATCAGTTGTAATTACAAATAGCCATAAAAATCCTAATATGAAATTTACTTTTAAAAATGCTTTCCCAGTATCTTTAGGAAGCATTGATTTAAATGTAAGTACACAAGACATTTCCTATGCGACATGTGATGTGACTTTTAGATATGGTTCTTTCCAAATAGAAAACATCTAAACGGTTGACATTTCAAACTTTTCGTGATATAATGGTACTAAAATAGTACATGGATTTATAATATGAACACAGATGATATTTCAAAATTATGGGCAGCAGACTCTCCCATTGATGAAACGAATTTAGTCGGCGAGAGCAAAAGAATCCCAAACCTACACAGTAAATATTACAACCTCTATTACCGAGAAGTCTTACGCGTTAAGAAATTAAAGGCTGAATATAAAGAGCTTGAGAGATTAAAGCGCGAATATTATGATGGTAGTATGGACGAGATTACTTTAAAAGAGCAAGGTTGGAAACCTTTTCAGCTCAAAGTATTGCGTAATGATTTGGATAAGTATATTCAATCGGATAAGGACATTATTAAATTAAGTTTAACGATTGATTTTCATACAGCTAATGCTAATTACCTAGAAGATATAATTAAAACTATACACAGTAGAAATTTTGTAATTAAAAATATGATTGACATATTAAAGTTCCAGGCTGGAGACTATTAATGTTTAAATGGTTTGATAAATTTATAGAAAAAGGATTTCAGAAACAAGCAAATAAAATGTTTGAGCGTGACATCGCCAATAATAAAATTGACCAAACCATAATGCATAATCTTCCTGTAATGGACGAGGAAGCAGACCCAGAAGATTTAACATTAGAAAATGCGTATCGTACTAGATGGATTTGGTATCATACAATTTTAGCAGTATTAATCTTTTTTACAAATTTATTATTATTTGGCATTTTTATTTTACTAGCAATTAAATTATGAGTGATATTATTACAGTCGAACCTTTAAATGAGGTTCATATGAAAATTATTGCTGAAGCCAGTGTTAAGACTGAGTTGGCTGAGCATTTCAGTTTTCGTCCTGAAGGATATCAATTTAATCCAAGATTTAAAGCTCGTGTATGGGACGGTATCATCCGTTTATTCAGTCCTTTCAAACCAGTATTATATAATGGCCTTTTAACACATTTACAAGAATTTTGTGACGCTCGTGGTTATACATTAAATATCCCAGAGAAATGGAAAGATGAACCAGTTGAAGATGATTATGTATTAGAGCTTGCAAAGGAAATTAATTGTAAATTCACACCTCGTGACTATCAGATAGAATACATTAAAAATTCAATATCAAAAAGGCGTTCATTGTCACTCAGTCCGACATCGTCTGGTAAATCACTTATCATTTATCTATTACAGCAACATTATTTCCAAACATTTGGACATCGTACATTAATTATTGTACCTACGATTGGTCTAGTTCATCAGATGGCTGGTGACTTTGTGGATTATGGTTGTGATGAGAAACTCATTTATAAAATTCAAGGTGGTGTTGATAAAAACACACAAGCACCTATTGTTATCAGTACATGGCAATCACTAGTCAAACAACCAAAAAGTTGGTTTAATCAATTTCGTGTAGTAATGGGAGACGAGGCTCACCTCTTCCAGGCAAAATCGCTGACTACAATTATGCACAAATTAACTGATTGCCCTTACAGACACGGCTTTACAGGAACATTAAAATCTTCTGAAAGTAAAACACACAGATTAGTATTGGAAGGATGTTTTGGTAAAGTCAAAAAAGTAGTAAACACAAAGAAATTAATGGACGAGGGCACAGTTGCTGATTTTCAAGTCAAGGCAATTGTACTCTCACATGATAATACGGCTAGAAAATCTTTTAAAGATGCAATGGGTCGTATTAAAGAAAACACAAAGAAATGGCCAGCTGAACGAGAGTTCATTACGAATCACACAAAACGTAATACTTTTATAAGAAATCTCTTGTGGTCATTAAAGGACCAAAATAATCTTGTATTATTTGACTTGGTCGAAAAACATGGTAAAGTGCTTGAACCTTTGCTGCGCAAAGAGGGAAGAGAGTTGCATTTTATCTATGGTGGAACATCTGGTGATGAACGTGAACGAATCAGACATTTAGTAGAAAATGACCCAGAAAAGAAACATGACATTCTTGCTTCTTATGGAGTATTCTCTACTGGTGTGAATCTGAAAAGATTGGATAATGTGATTTTCGCTTCTGGTTCAAAATCAGAAATTAAGGTATTACAAAGTATTGGAAGGAGTTTGAGAAAGGCTTCTGATAGTCAGAAGGCTGTATTATATGATATCGCTGACGACTTGAGTGTAGGAAGTTTTGAGAACTATACGCTAAAACATTTTAAAAAGAGAATTGAGATCTATGGAGCTGAGGAGTTCCCATTCAAGATCTTTACAATCGACATTTAACTTAGGTATAACTTAAAGCCGATAAGCTTATTATAACGACTTCTTAGCAAATGTCAACACTTTTTTGTAAAAAAATTAAAAAAAATTAAAAAATATCGCAAAACCGTTGACAAAGTATACAAATTGTAATATAATACTACAAATTTAACAATGAACAAGGTGGTAAATTTAAATCATGGCAAGAAAAAGAAACTATGTCAATAACAAAGACCTATTACAGGCTTTAATTGACTACCAAGCCTCTGTCAAAGAAGCTGAAAATTGTGGTGAAAAGAATCCTCAAGTTCCGGAATACATTGGAAAGTGTATCTTGTTAATTGCAACAAGACTCGCAACGAAACCAAACTTCTCCGGATACTCATATAAAGAGGAGATGATTTCAGATGGTATTGAGAATTGTCTACAATATATTCATAACTTCAATCCAGAAAAATCAAACAACCCATTCGCGTACTTTACACAGATTATATGGTATGCTTTTCTCCGTAGGATTCACAAAGAGAAAAAGCAGATGTATATCAAGTTTAAAGCATCTCAACAACAAAATCACGAACTGAATATTTTAAATAGTGCTGGAGACCAAGTTCCACAGAACGAACTTCCGGATTATATTAATGAGTTCGTAGACGAATTTGAACAAAAACACAAAAAGAAGAAAAAATAATGAAAGTATTAGTCTTTGGCCTACCCGGCTCAGGAAAAAGCACGTTATCAGAACCGCTCGCAGAGCAGGTTGAAGGTGTCTGGATTAACGCAGACGCAATAAGAGAAGAATATAATGATTGGGACTTCAGTGATGAAGGACGAATGAGACAAGCAATGAGAATGAGATTATTGGCTGATGGTGTATCCAAGGCTGGTAAAATTGCAATTACAGATTTTGTATGCCCATTCCAAGAAGCTCGTAATTCGTTTGACCCAGATTATACAGTTTGGATGGATACTATTGAGGAAGGTAGATTTGAAGATACAAATAAAATCTTTGAAAAACCAAAACATTGTGATTATTTGATTACAGAGTGGTATCCAGCAACACATCTGGAACTCGCACCAATCCTAGAAAAGGCTTTCGCAACATGGCAAAGAAATCAGAAGAAAAAATAAGTGCGAAAAGACACTTAGCAAAAACCCTTACATGGAGAGTAGTAGCAACAACAGATACTTTTCTACTTGCATGGTTAATCACAGGAAAGGTTGACTGGGCAGGTATGATTGCAGGTTTCGAAGTTGCCACAAAGATGATTCTATATTATTATCACGAACGTGTATGGTACAAATATAGTAAATTTGGAGTAAACAAATGATAGACCCACAAGATATGTTCGATTACAAGAAACCAACAGTTCAGATGTTGGGTAGGTGGCAACCGTGGCACGATGGTCACACAGAATTATTTAAAAAAGCCCTTGACATTACTGGTCAAGTTGTTATAATGGTACGTGATGTATTTCAATTTGACGGCGATGCAGGAGCAGGCCGTACCGTAGTACAAGACGATAATCCATTTGGAATGATACAGACCATTGAAGGCATTGAAAAAGGATTAGCAGAACACGGCTATATGAATGGCCGAGAATATCTAATACTTGAAGTACCAAATATTGTTGATATTAGTTATGGCCGCGGAGTCGGTTATACATTTACAGAGCATGATTTAGGAAAAGATATCCACGATATTTCAGCAACTAAAATTCGTGCTCAAATGAGAGAAGAAGGTAAATTATGAAGTTAGTATACTACCCAGACCCAATTTTAAAAAAGGAATTGGCAGATGTAAATATTGAAAATCCAGGCTTTGACCCAAAAGAACTTAAAGAGCAGATGATAAAAATTATGCTTGAAAAGAGAGGTTTGGGTTTATCAGCATGTCAAGTTGGTCTTGACCATAAACTCTTTATCATGGGAGAAAAAGAAGACGCAATCGCAATGTTTATCAATCCAGAAGTTATTGATGTATCCGAAGAGGAAGTTTTGGATTATGAAGGTTGTTTAAGTTTTCCAGATGTATTTGTACAAATTAAAAGACCAGCTGATGTGAAGGCAAAATGGTATGATGAAAATCTACAACTACAAGAAGGCACAATTACTGGGTATGGTGCAAGATGTTTCTTACATGAATATGACCATTTGCACGGGGTAGTATATAAAGACAAAACATCTCATTTAAAATGGGATAGAGCTCTCAAAAAGAAAAGTAAAATTCAAAAACAAAGAGCAAAAATGATGAGTTATCTGTCAATGATGAAACAATTCGAGGCACAGCAAACTCAAGAAACACAGACACAGGACTAATATGAAAATAGCAATAGTGACCGATGTACATTTCGGCGCAAGAGGGGATAGTCGTGTATTTCACGAAGTCCAAAGAAAATTTTTCCAAGAGGTATTCTTTCCTTATATTGACGAACACGATATTAAAGTTGTATTCGACTTAGGTGATACTTTTGATAGAAGGAAATATATCAATTATGTGAGTTTAGAACATGCGAAGACTTGTTTCTTTGATGGTCTTGCCGAACGTAATCTTGAGTTTCATGCTTTAATTGGTAATCACGATACTTATTATAGTAATACCAACGATATTAATAGTATGAATTTACTCTTACAAGAATATCCTAATTTTAAACTCTATGAGGACAAAGCCGAACACTTGGAACTTGGAGGAACAAAATTCCTCATGCTTCCTTGGATTAGTAGAGAGAATGCTGATTACAATTTAAAATTTATTTCTGAATCTGATGCTGATGTTGTTATGGGACATTTGGAAATGAAAGGCTTTGAAATGATGAAAGGTCAGTTATGTACACACGGTTTGGATTTAAATGTATTTAAAAATTTCCAAGATGTATATTCAGGACATTTCCACCACCCATCAAGATATCAAAATTTAGAATACCTTGGAGCCCCGTATGAGATGATGTGGGGCGATTATAAAGGTAAGAGAGGTTTCCATGTATTTGATACAGAAACCCGAGAGATGGAAAAGATACTGAACCCACATCGAGTGTTTTATAAAATTGACTATGATGATGCTGATTGGACTGTTGATGATGTTGCCAATTTTGATGTGGACCAATATAAGGATACATATGTTAAGGTGATTGTAAAAAATCGTACCAACGCGTATCTTTATGATTTATTCATGAATCGAATGTCAGATTGTGGAGCTGTTGATGTAAAAGCAATCGAAGACAATCTTAATCTAGCCGAATTGGGTACTGAAGAGATTCTTGATGAAACAAAAGACACATCAGAACTATTAAATGATTATATTGATTCTATTGACACTCAAGCCGATAAAGATGCAATTAAGAGAGTAGTTAATGAATTATACAGTGAGGCTCTTAGTTTATAATGCGAATACATTTCAAAAAAGTAAAATACAAAAATATATTATCAACAGGAAATTCTTTTACAACAATCGAATTTGACTCAGTTCCAACCACACTCGTAAGTGGCTCAAATGGTTCTGGAAAATCAACATTACTAGATGCAATTACATTTGGCCTATATGGAAAGCCTTTCCGTAATATTAGTAAAGGCCAATTGCTGAATAGTATTAATAAAAAGGGACTCGAGGTTGAATTATATTTTGCGGCAGGTGGTAATAACTACATGATTCGCAGAGGTATGAAACCAAACATTTTTGAAATTTATAAAGATGGTCAACTCTTAAACCAAAACGCAGCAAAGAAAGATTACCAACAACATCTTGAGGAGAGTATCCTCGGCATTAATTATAAATCTTTTAATCAGATTGTAGTCCTTGGTTCTGCCACCTATGTTCCATTTATGGAATTGAGAGTAGGTCAGCGTAGGGAAATTATTGAAGATCTTTTAGACATTCAAGTGTTCAGTGTAATGAATCTATTGGCCAAAGATAAAATCAATGAGAATAAATCTGAAATTAATGACAACAAATATAACATCGAACTGATTGAGTCTAAAATTGAATCTGCTGAAGAGAATAATGATGCAATTCGTAAGATTAAAGAGACCGAAGTAGATAAAATTCGTACCAAGATGAACGAACACATTTCTGACATCGAAAGTAAACAAACTAATATTGACACAGTTGACGAAGACATTAAAGCTCTCTACGAAACAATCAGTGACAAGAAAGATGTAAAAGGCAAATTTGATAAGGCCAACTCTTTAAAACAAGACATGGAAACAACTCGTAGAAACTTTGATAAAGAGTTATCCTTTTACCACGACAATGATAATTGTCCAACCTGTAAACAAGGAATCGAACATGACTTTAAAGAGAAGGTTGTTAGTGAAAAGAATGACAAATTGCAAGAACTTGAAAATGGTTTGGTTGAAATCACTACAAAGATTACCGATTGCCAAGAAAGACTTGACGCCATTGGTGAAGTTGAAGAGCAAATCCAAAATAAGAATTTTGAAATTTCTGAGATTAGAGCCGAAATCAAAATGGCTAAAAATGCTCTCGTCTCGTTTAAAACAGAACTTGAGTCGGCGGAACGTGAAGTCGAAGAAGTTGACACATCAAAACTCGAAGCCTTGCAAGAAGATCTCAACATCAAGAACTCAAAGGCTGAAGAGCTATTACGTGAACACGAGATTTTAAATGTCGTATCTACAATCCTTAAGGATGGTGGAATTAAGGCCAGAATTATTAGTCAATATATTCCAGTGATGAATAAACTGATTAATAAGTATCTAGCAGCATTTGATTTATTCGTTGACTTTCAACTTGATGAAGAGTTCAATGAGGTCATTCGTTCAAGATTTAGAGATAATTTTACATACGCCTCATTCTCAGAAGGTGAGAAACTCAGAATTACATTATCAATTATGCTTGCCTGGCGTTCAGTTGCCAAACTTCGTAATTCAGTTTCTACAAACCTACTCATACTTGATGAGACACTCGATGGTGCTCTTGATAGTGTAGGTATTGAAAGTCTAATTGAAACTCTACACGGACTGAATGCTGACGATAACATATTTGTTATCAGTCACAGAGGTGACCAGTTTGCAGAAAAATTTGATGGCAGCATTACTTTTGACAAGATTAAAAACTTCAGCGAAATTATCGGTTGACATTTATCCTCAGGCGTGTTATAATATACACCTACAATATGGAATGACATGACAATGACATCGTTTTACACATCAGTCGAACGCTTCGGCAATAATATCTTACATCGTGGATATAACAATGGGAAAAGATTCTCATATAAAGTTCCGTTCAAACCGACACTGTATTTACATACACCAAAATCTGGTGAGGAAGGCTATACTTCCTTAGTGGGTAATTACAAACTTTCACCTCAGCAGTTTGGTGATATGCGCGAAGCCAAAAACTTTATCGAAGAGTATAAAGGCGTCGGCAATATGAAAATGTTTGGTAGTACAAACTATGTTGCTCAGTTCATTCAAGAAAACTACCCAGATAAGATTGCATTCGACATGTCTCAAATCAATGTCGCCTCGTTTGATATTGAGGTTGATATACGTGATGGTTATGCAAACATCGAAGAGGCAGATAAAGAGATTACATCAATTGCCTACCACAGTTCACGAAATTCAAAATACACACTCCTTGCGGTCAAAGATTTTGACAAATACGCAACGACTACTGGAATTGACCCAGAGGACATTGAGTTCGTCAAATTCAGTAGTGAACAACAACTCCTAAGATATTTCGTTGAATTGTGGGCGGCAGATTATCCAGATATTGTGACTGGTTGGAACGTTGAATATTTTGACATACAATATCTTGTGACTCGTATTATTCGTATCTGTGGCGAAGACTTGGCAAAAAGACTTTCGCCTTGGAAACATATCAAGAAACACTCAAACGAAATCTTCAATAAGGTCCAATCCACATATCGTATCTCTGGTATGACTGTGATTGACTACATGGACGCGTTCAAGAAATTTGGATACAAATATGGTCCACAAGAATCTTATAAACTTGACCATATTGCATATACAGTCCTTGGTAAGAAAAAATTGGACTATTCTGAATATGGAAACCTAACAGCTCTATATGACGAAAATCCACAACTCTATCTTGATTATAATCTTCGTGATACTCAGTTGATTTCTGCTCTCGAAGAGGAAACAAGTTTATTACAATTGGTAATGACTGTCGCTTATGGTGGCGGTGTCGATTATAAAGATGCATTTGGTACTGTGGGTATCTGGGAAACAACCATTTACCGTAGACTATTGCGAGACAAAATTGTTCCACCTCTTAAAGGTGGTCCCGGCGAAAATTTAGGAGGACTTGTCGGTGGTTATGTTAAAGATCCAGTTCCTGGCATGCACCCTTGGGTTGTTAGTTTTGACCTTAACTCCCTATATCCTCACCTGATGCTACAATATAACATGTCACCAGAGACTTGGGTTTCTGACCGACGTGAATATGTGACTCAGGATATGGTACTCGAAGGTGAGTTTACAAATGATGACCCAGATGTATCGGTATGTGCAAATGGTGTTTGTTTTAGGAATGACGAGGTTGGAATTATTCCAGGTATTATTAATGAATACTATCGGAATCGTGTTCAGATCAAGAAACAAATGCTTGCGGTCGAACAACAGCTCGAAGTAGAGATTGACGAAACCGAAAAGAAAAGACTCAAACGTGAAATGAATCAACTTCACAATTCACAAATGTCTATCAAAATTGCGATGAACAGTCTATACGGTGCAACGGCAAACAAATATTTCTTATATTATATTTCGGAAATGGCCGAGGCGATTACTACATCTGGTCAGTTGTCTATCCGATATGCTCAAAAATCTGTAAATGAATACATGAATAAAATCCTTGGCACAAAGGATAAGGATTATATCATTTACATTGACACAGATTCCATTTATGTCAACTTTGCCGACCTTATTACTGAAGTGTTTGGTACAACAGACATTGACCGTAAACAAGGCGAAGAGTTTCTCGATAAGGTTTGTTCTACAAAAATTGAACAAATCATTGAACAAGGCTACGAGGACCTTAAAACCAAGATGGGCGCATATCGAAATGCGATGGTGATGAAACGTGAAAAAATTACTGACCGTGCCATCTTTGTTGCGAAAAAGAGATATATCCTGAATGCTCTCAACTCCGAAGGTGTTCATTACGAAAAACCAAAAATAAGCGTGACTGGTCTTGAAAGTGTTCGTTCCTCTACGCCAGAAATTTGTAGAGAAAAAATGAAACAGGCCTTCGATGTGATTATGAATGGTACCGAACAAGATGCTCAAACCTTTATTAAAGAGTTCAAGGAAGAGTTCCAATCAGTACCTATCGAGGATATTGCAAAAACATCTGGTACTGACGATATTGAAAAATACAAAGACAAGGCTACCTTATTCCGAAAAGGTTGTCCTATCCATGTACGTGGTTCAATCTTGTATAACCACCATTTGGTCAAAAACAAACTGAACAAGAAATACGAACAAATACAATCTGGTGACAAGGTCAAACTTATCTATCTGAAGGTACCAAATCCTATTCAGCAAAATGTCATTAGTTTTCCTGGTGTTTTACCTAAGGAACTAGAACTTACTAAATATATTGACTACGACACACAATTTGATAAGGTATTCCTAACACCTATCCAAGGTATCCTAGATGCTCTTGGTTGGTCGGCAGAAAAGGTAGATACAATCGAGGATTTCTTTACATAAATGAATACAATTTTAATTGTCACAAACTTTAGAGCAGCAAGTACTGCATTCACGCTTTTAAAAGCACAGGAATATAATGTACCATTTAAAGGTGAGATGTTTTCACATGAAAGACCACACAGTCTTGGTGAAGCAAAAGCAACATGGGAATTAAACCAATTAGGAATATTCGGTAAGGAGAAAAGAAAAGAATTTGCTTCTGACGAAAAATTTATTGAACAACTTGAGAATGGCGAACCTTGTTGTTTTAAATATATGCCTTATCAACTCCATCAGCAAGATAAAAACATTGATAGGCTGATGAATAGTGTCGATAAAATTTATTATTTGTATCGTAGAGATTTTATGGCTCAATGTAAAAGTTGGATTGCGGTAAGACAACAAGGAGACTTTGGTGGTACTGGATTTATTTCTGGTCCTCAAATTAGTAAGGCTCAATTTGAAGAGTCACAAAGAGAAAAACATTTAGGACTTTTGGGCAAAACTGAGGAACCAGTTAAACATCATATTGTAATAAACCCAGAAGGTCTTTACGCTACTAGATTAGTAAAACAACTGACTAATAATTATGAGTACATGGCTGAGCTTTATAAAAAATATCCAGGTGAGCTAGTGTGCATGGAGGATTTCTTTGAAAATCGTCCAGAAGAAAAATATAATAGAATAGTCACATTTGAACAGGACCCAATACTACCAGAAGGGTTCGATGTTGAAAAACTTTTTACGGGTTGACAAAGTCAACTTTTTATGTTATAATACCCCTTTAGGAGAAAAATTATGAGCGATAGCGATATTAAACTAGTAAGACTATCAACTGGTGAAGAAGTTGTAGGTCGTATTACAGAAACCGAAGATACCGTAGCAATTGTAGATGGTATTCTTTTGGTCCCAGCTGGAGAAGGTAAAATGGGAATGATTCCTTTTGTACCTTACGGCGATGGAAGTGATGTGGTTGTGAACAGAAATCATGTAATGTTTATTACAGAACCTGGAGCACAATTAAAAGCACAAATAGTAAAAGTGACATCAGGTTTGGAAATTCCAACAGAAGGCCTGAGTCTTATTAAATAGGACTTTATTATGATAGAAATATATGGAAAGCCAGCGTGTGGTTATTGCACAATGGCTAAAAATCTATGTGAGCAGAAAGGTGTTGAATACAAATACCTTTCATTAAATGAGGATTATACAGCAAATGAATTCTTTGATAAGTTTCCAGGCGCAAGAACATTTCCTCAAATTACAGTAAATGATACCATTGTTGAAGGAGGCTACCAAGGATTGGTAGAACATTTCGAGCAATAGGGGTTGACAAATGCCCAAAAATATGTTATACTATACATTAATACTAAATACACCGCAATATTATGCAAAACGAAACGACCTATACGGACAATCAGTGGGAAGTATATTACTTCTTCAAGAATAATGTCTTAAATCCATCTTATCATTTATGTGATAAAATAACCCAACGTGCTCTAGCTAATGCATTATTTGATGCAGGACGAGAGCCAGTAGAGTTCATCTCAGAAGAGGCACAAAAATTAAAAGATGAAAAGGGTCACAAATATGTTCCATGCTATGAGCATTATCGAGGCAGGACACAATCAGCAAAAGACATTACCAGAGCATTTTTAACTGGTAAGAGTCAATCATTTATAATGAAACTGATTAGGTCTAGAATGAGAGGTCATTATACAACAAGCGAAGAGAATGTCAAATTAAAAAGATTTGACCATCTACCTTGGAGACAGGCATATGCCGAGGCTGGTATTAAATTAATTCCTTGGGAACCAAAACCAGTTAGAAAATTTGACTATATAATAGAGGGTAAAACATATGAATCAATCTCAGAGGTTGCAGAAAAATATGGTATTACCACAGAAGGTGTTGTTTACAGGTGTAAATCAGATTCTGAAAGATTTACAGACTGGACAAGAGAAACTATTGATGAATAAATTTACTAAATATATGTCAGAGGTAATAAATTATGAGTAATAAAAATTTAAAAGACTATACAAAAGACACGGCCGCTGAATACGAGGATTTGGTTGGATATGTTTCTGATGATAATATTACAGATACATTGGATACTTTCCTCGGCGAAGAGAAGGCTGACTATAAACCAGAGGTTGCAAGGAAAAAAGTTGACCCAGAATTTCCAGAACCTTGGCAGACACTTTTTGTAAACTTTGAGAGCGAACAAGATTATATTGATTTTATGTTGGCGATTGACGAAAAGCCTATGCCTAAATTAAAAGATGTTGTCTACAAGGCTGGACGACAAGAAAATGGAATTTTGGATTTATTATAATGTATACACCAGTTCACACACAAGAAGAATTACAAAAGGAATGGCGTAATCAGTATGTCCAATGGTATGCCGCTGGTATGCCAACCTTTAGAGCAAAGAAAAAAGATGTCTTTAAACAAATCGCTGTCAAGTTCAAATCAGAAGAAGACAGAAAACATTTCAGCGATAAACTGGATTATAATTTGACAAATAAAACAAATGTGGTTTATTATCCTGCTAGAGGCAGAGAAGAGAACATGACCAACAGATATGTTGAGACTGATACTGACCACTTTCAACCAAGATATCCTATCTATATTATTAGTAAGGGACGATGGGATACAAGACACACCGCAAGGACATTGGAAAAAATGGGTGTGCCATATTACATTGCAGTCGAACCACAGGAATACGACAAATATGTTGAGGCGACTCCTCCAGGCTTGGGTACTGTATTAAAACTTCCTTTCAGTAATCATGGTAAAGGTTCTGGTCCTGCAAGAAATTGGTGCTGGGAACATTCACAGGCGAATGGTCATGCTAGACACTGGCTGATGGACGATAACATTGATGGGTTTGTCAGATTAAATCATAACAAACGATACCGTGTAGAAAATGGTTCTGGTATTTTTAGGGCGACTGAGGATTTTGTTGACAGATATGAAAATGTGGCTCTCGCCTCATTCCAATATAAATTCTTTGTGGTTGACCCATGCCCATATCAGCCATTTATACTAAATACAAGAATGATGTCCTGTATTTTAATTGATAATAATTGTCCGCACAAATGGCGTGGCAAGTTTAATGAAGATGTAGATTTGAGTATCCGTGTCCTTAAGGAAGGATTATGTACAATGCTAATATACGCATTTGTTCAAGGTAAACTCAGAACGGGAACAGTAAAAGGTGGAAACACAACTGAAGTGTATGAGGATTATAATGTTGATTCTGAAAATGACCCAGCATATAACAAATCAAAAATGTTAAAAGAAATGCACCCAGACTGTGTGACTCTCGTTGAGAGATATGGAAGAGTACATCACCATGTTGACCTCAACGCCATCGTAAATAAGCATGGATACCCTGCTAGACAAAATCCACTTATATTGAAAAAAGATGTACCAATAGTGAATAAAGTAGATAATTACGGAATGCAATTAATGCGAAATTGGAATACTGACGAACAATTCCCAGATCCGGATTTCGAAGCAAATATATTTCCGGAAGGGAGAACATCAATACATGGCTAAAATATTAATTACAGGTGGTGCAGGTTTTGTCGGTAGTCATTTGGCTGAAAGACTTGTTGCTGAAGGGCATCAGGTTTGTTCATTGGATAACTATTTTACAGGTTCAATGAAAAATCATGTCCGCGAAGTTTTATATGTACAGGATTGTACTACAAACTTGACACCAGATTTTGGCGAAGGTGATTTTGATATTGTGTATCATTTAGGTGAGTATTCTCGTGTGGAACAATCATTCGAGGATATTGAACTTGTACACAAATTTAATATTGAAGGTACAACTCGTGTATTGGAATGTGTCCGTGCATGGAATGCCAAACTAGTTTATTCTGGTTCAAGTACCAAATTTGCAGACCGTGATGATAAGGATTATGTAATGAGTCCTTATGCCTGGTCAAAAGCCAAAAATACAGAACTTGTTAAAATGTATGCTGAATGGTTTGGTATTGACTATGCAATCACATATTTTTATAATGTATATGGACCTAGAGAAATACAAGATGGAAAATATGCTACACTTATTGCAAAATATGCCAGACTGATGGAAGAGAAACAATTATTACCAGTTGTATCGCCAGGAACACAACAAAGAAATTTCACTCATGTAGATGATATTGTTGACGCTCTCGTTCTGATTGGTGAAAAAGGCCAAGGCGACGAATATGGTATCGGCCATCCAGAACGATTTACAGTATTAGACGTGGCCACATTATTTGGTGGTCAAATTGAAAAACTTCCACCTCGTAAAGGTAATCGTATGGCGGCAGATGTTATTACTGATAATACCAGAGCTCTCGGTTGGGAACCAAAACGAAATCTGAGAGATTATATAAATAGGTTGGTAGATAATGGTTGACATTGTGCCAAATATATGTTATAATGGCATATACATTGAGGAATTTTTATTATGAAACATTGCATTATTGACTTTGAAACTATGGGTATTGATGTCAACAATTGTGTAGTTATTGACATGTCAGCACTCGTGTTTGACTGGGATAAATTCTCATCTAATAATCCTTATAACTTTAAGGATATCTCACAAGTTCAAAAATACAAATTTGATATCAGAGAACAAGTTGCTAAATACAACTTTACAATAGATAAAAGCACAGTAAAATTCTGGGAGGACCAACCACTAGAAGTTCGTAAAAATATTGTGCCAAGAAATACTGATATTAGTTTAGAGCAATTTGCAGAACAATTTATTTCATACCTCATTCCACATGGAAAAATCTCACATTGGTGGTCTCGTAGTAATTCATTCGACCCTTGTATCCTATGGAGATTATTTGATGTGATTGGTAAAAAACAACAGGTCTTGGAATACTTACCGCATTGGTCACTACGTGATACAAGAACATGGATTGATGCGAAATTAGATTTTCCAAGAAAAAATGGTTTCTGTCCTATTGAAGATGAAAAGATATGGGAACAGACTTTTAAAGCTCATGATAGTTCTTGGGATATCCTTGCTGATGTTTTAAGATTACAAGCTATTGACAGAGCTGAAAAACTTGATTAATTTATATTATGGAGAAGAAATGCAACAAGCAAATATTAATGCAATCAAAACACCTAGGCAGAGGGTGAACATGAAAACTACTCAAACACTTAAACTCGGTATTATTGGCCGAGGTTTTGTAGGCGGAGCAGTATCCACTGGATTCGATACTAAAAATGTAGAACAATATATTGTAGACCCAGTACATTCAAAATTAACTTTTGCAGAGCTTATAGACTCAAACCCAGAAGTTATTTTTATTTGTTTACCTACACCAACAAGAACAAAGGCTTCGGTTGAAGGTCCTGTAGGTAGTGTAAACGCAGACTTAATTAAAACTACATTAAGTAATCTTGAAAAAGAACAATATGATGGTATTGTGGTCATTAAGAGCACAGTCGCACCTTCAGTGTTAGAATCATTTACAAATATTTTTACACAACTTAATATTGTTTACAATCCTGAATTTTTAACAGAAGCAAATGCAAATGATGATTTCGTAAATCCACCTTTCCAAATCTTTGGTGGTGATTGGGATATGTGTACAAAAGTAGAACAAATGTATACTCAATACAGTGATGTAAAACCTGTACCAACATTCAAACTTGACATTAAGGCAGCAAGTTTCTTAAAATATACTATTAACAGCTGGTTGGCTACAAAGGTAGTATTTTTTAATGAACTAAGAGAACTTTATGCCGAATATGACATGTCAACTTCCTGGTCAGAATTTATTGGTGTGTTGGCACACGAACCTCGTGTCGGTCCATCTCACATGAATGTTCCAGGACCTGATGGTAGATTTGGTTTCGGTGGCAATTGTTTCCCAAAAGACACAAAAGCATTTGTTGAAGAATCAAGAGATTATTCAATGCTTCAACTTTTAGAACAAGCGATTCAGCTTAATAATGATATGCGTATTGACAAATAATCCTTTACGTGTTATAATATAAGGAAAAATAAAATGGCAAATTATAAAGATCAAATTTTAAAAGCTTCAAAGCTTCATTTCGAAGCTCATATTCAAAAGCATAAAATCAATGTCGACATTCTTTTGGACTCACATGTTGGTGTGGCCGAACATCCAGATGTAATGGAAACTATTGAAAAAGAATTAGCAATGATGGCTGATTATGAAGATAAACTTGCAATGTTAAACAAGTATTTTCATGTCCCTGAAGCACCAAGATTACCCTAACGAGAAAATTACATGAAACTTGAAGTATCAACTGAAGAGTTAAGAAAATATAGTATCTTTATTGGCACACCAATGTATGGTGGCCAGTGCAGTGGTATGTTTACAAAGTCAACAAACGACTTGAGTATGCTATGTGCAAAACATCAAATACCACTTAAATACTATTTTTTATTTAATGAGAGTCTAGTACAAAGGGCCAGGAATTATATTGTAGATGAATTCATGAGATCTGATTGTACACATCTTATGTTTATTGATTCCGATATTGGATTTAATCCTAGAGATGTACTTGCACTCTTGGCAATGAATATTCAAGATAAAGAAAACATGGACGTTGTCACAGGACCATATCCCAAGAAAACAATTGCTTGGGAAAAAGTAAGTAAAGCATCTGAACTTGGTCTTGCAAATGACAATCCATTTAAACTAGAAAATTATACATCAGATTTTGTATTTAATCCTGTGAAAGGAATGACATCATTTAAACTTGGAGAACCTGTAGAGGTGTCCGAGGCCGGAACAGGATTTATGCTTATCACAAGAGAGGCTTTGGAGAAGTATAGAGATTCTTATCCAGAACTTTCTTACAAACCAGACCACATTCGAACCGACAATTTTGACGGTACAAGAGAAATAACTGCTTTCTTTGATTGCGTCATTGACCCAGAATCAAAAAGGTATCTATCTGAGGATTATTTCTTTTGTCGTAAAGCCAGACAAATTGGTTTGAAAATTTGGATGTGTCCTTGGATGCAAATCAACCATGTCGGCTCTTATATTTTTAAGGGTAATATGGGCTCGATTGGTCAACTAGGTGTGTCCGCCACTGCGGATAAAACTTCCAACAGAAAATCGTACAAACCTGTTGACAAATCATCAAAATAGGTATATAATACCAATCAAGAAAATAAATTTGGAGAATCTATATTATGAAATTTTCTAACGACACGTTGAATGTTTTAAAATCATTTACCGCAATTAACAAGAGTATTCTTTTAACTGAAGGTAATGTAATTAAAACAATCACACCAGAAAAGACATTGATTGCAATCGCAGAGGTCCCAGATACAATGCCATCACAGGCTTGTGTTTACGACCTTTCAAGATTTCTATCAATCTTGTCTTTATATAATGAACCCGATGTTGAATTTGGAGATAAATACTTTGTAATCTCTGAAGGCAAACGTCGAACAAAATACGTTTACGCTGACATCTCCATGATTCATACTCCGCCAGAGAAGGATATTACATTGCCTTCCGAGGACGTGGTAGTAAATGTATCAGAAGGAGACTTATCGTCTGTATTAAAGGCGGCCGGTGTTCTTCAGTTCTCTGAGGTTGCATTTGTAGGCGAAGGCGGCACATGCTATCTCAAGGCAATCGACAGCTCAAACGAAAACGCAGATGACTTTGGCGTTGAAATCGGCGAGACTGACGATACATTTAAGGTAATTATTAAAACTGATAACCTTAAATTACTACCTTTGGATTATCAGGTCACAATATGCTCAAAAGGCATATCTGAGTTCAAAGGAAAAGGTGTCACATATTATGTGGCTATTGATTCAAAGTCGACTTATAATAAAAGGTGATTAATATGAATGAACCAGTAAATGGAAATTTTGGCCAACAAGGTCAAGAACAAAAGGTCACATTGACCTTAGGAGACATCAGCACTGTATTGCAGATTATTGATGTTGTTTCCACAAGAGGCGGGTTCCAAGGAAATGAATTGGCAGGAATTGGTATGTTGAGAAATAAACTCGAAGCATATCTACGTCAAAATTCACCTCAACCGGATGCTAGTGTAGCTGAAGGTGAGGTAGATGTTGATACAGCTGATGCAGCTCCTTTGGCTGACAAAGTTGTTGAGTAATCAACAATCCTCTTCTCGAGAACAGGGGACTTGGTCAAAAGCCTAGTCCCCGCCCTCAAATTTTATTATATTATGTTTATGGTGATTTATTATGATTGATGCGAAAGCAAATGAAGTGTTGTGGGTTGAAAAATACCGACCACAAAAAATTGACGACACTATCCTACCAGAACAAATGAAGGAAACATTCCGTAAATTTGTTTCTGATGGTAATGTCCCTAATCTATTATTGACTGGTGGACCTGGTGTAGGTAAAACAACCATCGCAAAAGCTATGCTTGACGAACTTGGTTGCGACTACATTGTAAAAAATGGTTCATTGAATGTCAATATTGATACCCTCCGATACGATATCTCTACATTCGCCTCTGCTGTGTCATTGACAGGTGGGCGTAAATATGTAATCTTCGACGAGGCAGATTATCTGAATGCTGCAAGTGTTCAGCCTGCTCTGCGTAATTTCATTGAGGAATATTCAGCCAATTGTGGCTTTATCTTTACATGTAATTTTAAAAATCGTATCATCTCTCCACTGAGATCTCGACTCTCCGAAGTTGATTTCAGTATCGAACAGACTGAACGACCAATAATGGCGATGGAGTTTTTCAAACGCGTCCAACAGATTCTGAGAAATGAAAATGTTGATTATGACAAGGCAGTCCTTGCAAAGGTAATTGAAAAACACTTCCCAGATTTTCGTCGTGTATTAACAGAATTACAATCCTATGCAGCTTCAGGACGAATTGATGAAGGAATCTTTGTCAATATTAAACAAGAATCTATTGACGCTTTATTCAAATTTCTTAAGGAAAAGAACTTTACAGAAATGCGTAAATGGGTTGCAAACAATTCAGACCAAGATATGAATGAGATGTTCAGACGTATCTACGATGCAATGGCTGACAAGGTTGAATTTCGCTCTCAGGCTGGATTCATTGTGACCATTGCCGATTATATGTACAAGTCTAATTTTGTTGCCGACCAAGAAATTAATATGGTTGCATTCCTCACTGAGGTGATGGTTGAGTCCGAGTTTGTATAATGAAATGTTTTAGCTGTGGTAATAAATTCGACAAATCAAAAGGTTGGAAAGTCCGTATGGAAACTGCTGAAGGTCCTCACACAGTAGAACTCTGTGAACCTTGTGGTAAAAATTTTAACGAAATTGCAAAAGATTTACAAGAGGTGCTAAATGAAAGATCTTAGTCCGTTTGATTTTATGAATGCAGCATCTTTTACTAAAAAAGATGTAATTCGTGAAAGTGAACTACCGGAAATGACTGAAAAACAATATAACGCATATATTGTCAACAGAGGCTTTACATATTTTGAGGACACGATTTTACATGCTAACGAAATGAATCAAAGACATGACTTATTTCCAGCTGCCCAGTTTGACTATTACCGAAGTGTCTTAAGGAAACGCAAGAGATTTTCCAAATGGCACAAGGCAGAAAAGAACACAGACCTCGATGCAATTCAGGAAGTATATCAGTGTAATCGCACGGTTGCAAAGATGTATCTGAAAACATTGACAAAAGAACAATTAAAGACTGTACATGATAAGCTGGTCACTGGTGGTTAAGGTTTAAAATCCTATAAATAGTTTTATTGGTTATTGGCCATTAAACCACTAATTATAGAATAAAGGTGAATATGTATCATGGACAACGAAGACATTTTTAGAGGCGTAGGTGTTGAGGTAGAATTACCGACACCTGATAGTTTCCTCAAAGTAAAAGAAACACTTACACGTATTGGAATCTCTTCTCGTAAAGAGAAGAAGTTATTTCAGTCGTGCCACATCCTTCACAAGAAAGGAAGATATTCTATTCTTCACTTTAAAGAATTGTTTATATTAGATGGTAAAGCGAATACATTTACAGAAGAAGATCTTTCAAGAAGAAACACTATTGTAAATTTATTGGAAGAATGGGAACTCATCAAAATTGTTGATTCCAGCAAAACAAAAGATCCAGTTGCTTCGTTGAACCAAATTAAAATCATTGCTTTTAAAGAGAAAGATGAATGGGAACTTGCCGTTAAGTATAACATCGGCAAAAAATAAATTTTAGGTTATATTATGAATAATGGAAATTTTGTACCAAAAGTAATTCCTATGCGAGAGTTTGTGCATTTACCAAATTTAGAAGGTAAAACAATTCTCGAACTTGGAAATAAAGGTAATAGAAACGGTGTGTATAGAGATGATTATTTACGTGCCGGTGCAAAAAGTTATCATTCAACAGATTTAAATGGTTTAGATGGAGCAATTCCACTTGACCTGCGAAGTGAATCCGCGGCAGAACAAATCAAAGAAGCTACTGGCATGGATTCCTTTGATATTATAACAAACTTTGGAATGAGTGAGCATATTCCAGTCCAAAGAACCTTTTACCAGTGTATGCATAATCTAGGACACGTTGGTTCTATATTTGTACATTGGACTCCTCGAGCTCGAATGTTTGTTGAACATGGATATCATGGTTCAATTTTCCACGCCGAAGATAATTTCTTTGATAAATTGACTATGGCTAATAACTATAAAGTAATATCCTCACCAACATTCGCTGCAGAAGTAAATAGAATAATTACCTGTGTTCTACAAAAACAAGAGGATACTCCTTTTGTATGGGAATCTAATTTTAGAGAGCTCTTTTGGTATAATGAATTATGGGAGCAATCTCCCGACTATCAACTATTTAAGGAAATGATAGAAAAACAAGATTGGTTTACGCCAGTTCCTTAAAAAAATTTGACAAATCACACATTATGTGTTATAATATAGGTATTGATTATGAATATTTTTAAAGTAAAAGATTACGCTGAAATCCCCACATTCGCCACAGAAGGCTCTGCTTGCTTTGATGTTAAAGCTTGTTTAACAAATGGTGAGCGATTAAAAGGATATAACGCATGGAACAAACAAGTTCCAATTTTGGTAAAGAAAAACCAATCAATCCAAATCCCACCAGAAACACGAGTGCTAATTCCGACTGGACTTATATTTGATGTGCCAGATAACCATGTATTGGAAATGTTTATTCGTTCAAGTGTAGCCACGAAGAAAGGTTTGATTCTTTGTAATAGTGTTGGTGTGATTGATAGTGATTACGTAGAAGAATCGTTTATCGCTGTATTGAATATATCAGACAGTCTGGTCACTGTAGAGCACGGAGAAAGGTTAGCTCAATGTAGACTAGAGGAAACTTTACAATACGAATTAAAAGAGGTTAAAAAAGCCCCTGCTCAGAAAACGAGTAGAAATGGGGGCTTTGGAAGTACTGGAACTTAAAGAGAAGCTAATCTAGAAACTTTACAGTTATGATGGTTATCTTTACCAATTATAAATGTAAGTTCTGAACCTTCCTTAATAGTTCTGTGAACAGTTTTGAAACTGACTTTAGAGTCTGTATTATTCGGTAAATCACAATTTAAATCAGTATTCCAAGAATTACCGGCCTTTTTTACAAGGAATATAATTGAATCTTTTGTCCTAACTGTCG